CGATCTCAGAAACAATCCCACTAACACCAGTGGAATATAAAGGCACTCCGCCAGTTGTATAACCGATTATATCTCCTTGTGATTTTGGAGGAATAACAATATTCTGGTTTGATGTTGGTTTATTTAATTCAGGAACAGTAAGTTGAGAAGTTCCTTCGGTAAGATTAGCTAATTCTGCTGGTTCTGCCCCAACAGTTGTTCCAGAAACCTTTAATTGTTCAGGGGTTAAGGGAACAAATGTGGTTTTGCCAAGTGCCAACGCTTCTGTTGTTAAAGGAGAAGATACTGGACTCGAAACAACAGTAGTTTCTTTGGGAAAACCGACACGGGATTCGCCAACGGGTTCAGGTTTCCCTGTGAATGGATTTATTTGAATTTGTATATTTGATTTTTGCACCATATTTTTATTTTAATTGAATAATAATAAATGACGACATTACATCGGCTATCCCTATGGTAAAAGTTCCACCGCCAATTGACTTGGCATAAAGAGTAAAAGTATGGGTATCTTCAGTAAGAGTATCAGTAACATACATTAAGGAAATATTATAAAACTTATCTGTTCCAGATTGAAATGATGCTAAAGAGTCTGTTCCAGTTGATAAATTTACCCCATCTAAATAGACAGTAAGATGTGTATAATCGTTTAGGGTAGTATTTTTAATAAATCCATTGTAAAGAATCAAAACTCCCTTATTTTTTGTAACTGGTTCGGTAATCGTATAATTAGTTACAGCAACAAAAACATTAGAATTGCTGGAAAAAGCTGATTTCGCTTGGTATTTTCCCACTAATTGTCCTCCCCAAAACTTAGAAAGATTAATGTCTGGACTGTCCAGTCCAGTATGTTCGTGGAAATGAAATTGGTAGCTTAATCTGTCTAAGTGTTCGTTTATAGAAAAATCAGAACTTTGGACATCTTGTCTTAAAGTATCCAAATCATCTTTAAATTCTTGTTTTAAATTATCTATATCTTTTTGAGTAATTGGCATTATCTTGGCTCAATGTGAGCAGAAATTATTACTTTTCTTATGGCGGGATGACCAGTAATAACGAACTTAAACCTGAATTCTCTTGATTCTATTCCTGCCAAATCTTTTTCAAATCTGTAAAAAGTAAGACCATCGGTAGTTATATCACTTCCTATTTGCGTCCAAGTTCCCGATTTATCTTTTTCATAATATACTTGGATTTTACAGGTTCTTACCGCACTATTCGGGGCATCAAATATCAATTCCATTTTTGTGAGTATTTTTTTCGCCAAACTATCAAAATCTATTAAAGAAGTTTGGTATTCAGCAATGTTGTAATTTCCTTCCCCATTTCTATAAATAATATGGTTATCGGCATCAGAGTGGTCTTTAACCGAATAAAGCATTTTTCCCAAATAAAATATTATAGCCCCAAAAGTATCAAGTGTATCCCATTCCTTTTCACAGTTCAGTTTTCCATTTGATACATTTATTGAATAAAGTCCTGGCTTATAATTGGAAGCACTTTGGGGCGACCAACCGAAATAAACCAAATCATTTTTAAAAGTATTAGAATTAATTTGAATTGTTCCAATATCTTGGATTGATGTCTGTCCGTAATATCCTCTTTCTAAATTACCTAAATATTTTTGGTTTGTTCCATTTGTCCAATAAACCTCACCATTAGCAAGAAAAATACATATTCCACCTTGTGCTTCAGTTGCGGTTGTTATAGTTGTAGGAAATGGCATCGGAATTTCTGAATAACTTTTGGAATAAGTATCCCAAGTAGCCAATATTCCTTTATTCCCATAATTAGCAACTATTACTAAACTCGTTCCTAATTTTAAAAGTTTTATTAAAGACCAATTTGAAGGAAGTAATAATGCAGCATCATCAAATGTAGTATTATCCCAAGAATCTATTTGGCTTCTTGTAGCATTAAGAAAAAACAGGAATCCTCCAACTTCTCTTGCCGAAATCCAATTTGCTGCCACTTGTCCTTCTGTTACTGTCGCCCAAGTATTACTTCCTGCAGGAACACCAGACAAAGCACCATATCTCCCAATATCAACGCTATAAAGATAATAAAGATAATCTTCGTATTCTACTAAATCTCTACCAGTTCCCAGTCCGCCAGTTCCAGCGATAAGAGCCCATATAACATTGTTATAATAAAGTAAATCTGTTCCTACGGTAAATAAATAATAATAAGGTATAGCTCCAACACCTATAAATCCAACTGGCAAAGAGGTTATAGTAGTAGAACCAACCCCCGTGTCTGGTAATATTACAAAACTTGAAGTTCCGAGGAGTTTAGTTAATTCCGTATTAACACTTTTACTATGACTCCCAGAACCCACAATATCAGTCCCGTAATCATTAAAGGAAATACCACCGTTAAAATTGGTCAATGTTATAGTTGCTTCTGGCATATTTATGTATATCGTTCACTTGTCGGCTTTATTTTTATTCCGTAATCTTGGTTTCTTTTACTGTAAAATCTTTGGATTGCGTCTTTCATTTCCGTTATCTGTCCAGTAAGATAAGGAATCTTGTCGGTCATCCCTTTCCCAAAGGCAAAATCAGCAGCCGCCCCAAAAGACAGAATCCTGTGAAACATTTTTGCGAAACCTGGTTCTTCAATGGTGTCTGCAGAATCAAATTCATAAATGTCTCTCATCATATAAATCTTTAGTCCTGCAGTTAAGGTGCAAGCGGTATCAATCGGCTTTGGGTATAACATTATTGACCTTCCAATCAGGTCATAATAAATTGGCAATCCTGCATTTTCAAAAAACTCAGACATTGCCACATCGTGAATTTCGCTTTTATCTATTGGTCTTACAAGCTGATAATCGCCGTTTAAATCAAGAACCTCCACTCTTTCAATTTCTTCCGCATAAGAATCTGGAAGAGTTCCCTTCGGTAATTCATAATCTTGTTGGTTATTGACCAAATCAGTTGTAGCAATAGGTAGGGTAGAATAATTACTATCATCAAATTGCCAATCTCCCTGTGAATCCCAAATCCAACCGACCACTCTTCTATACCAAGCGTTTATATTTCTCGTTTTATCCACGATTGGATAATTTGTTGTGGTTGTTCCAATAAGAAAATCAATGTCTTGGCAAAGACCAGTTGAGGTAGCTACGTCATTAAATTGCATTGTAATAAATATTTATTGGTTTAGACCTTTTCTTCTTCTTTTATTTCTGGAAGAGTTGTGGCATCTTCCTTTTTCTGTGCTTGGAATAATGCCGCATATAATAGTTTTAAGTCAAAGTGAATCCAGTGTTGGCAAAGATAATCAAGGTGGCAATATACCTTAAACCCCAGTTTTTTTGCCCTCTGACAGAAGTTAAAATCAAGTCCGTATTTCTTAATCCCGTCAGCATCGTATTCGTTTTTAAAAGGATATTTCACCGCCTCCAATATTTTCCTTGATAAAATAATACATCCAGTTCCTACTGCATCTACTTCTATCAATCCCTCATTTTGAGATATATTTAATGGACTCCATATTCCTGTCGGAGTTTTTTTCATTACAAGTGGAATAATTTTGTCCCTATTCAAAATGAAACAAACTGGAGAAATTATATCTTTCTGAAAATCAACCAAATTAAGAATATTCATTGGCGGGACAACATCACTATCAATCATCATCAGATAATCGTATTCTTTGTTTGCTAAAAACTTTTGGACAATTTTATTTCTATTGCTTGAAATCGGTTTATCGCTGGGATGATTAACAATAATGTTGTATTTGTCCTGTCGCATTATCTGTAAAATCCAAGTATTCAATTCTGTCCTGATTTCTCCCTGATTAAGTATGTTGCAGTAGATGGTTTTAGTTCGCATAATTTTAAATTAATTTTTTGAATAATTCTTCGTATTCTTTTTCTTTACTAAATATCTTTTCGTGGCATTTTTTACAAAGTGTAATTCCATTATTAACATCCCATAAATTTTTACAATTTATAATGTCATAAACATTTTTCAAATTATATTCTTTAATTATTTCTTTCACTGGAATAAGATGATGAACTTGCAATGTTCCTCCTTTATCATATCCACATATTTTACAAATCCACTTATCTCTTTCAAAAACATTTAATCTCCATTCGGAATATCTATGATTGGCATATATACTTTCCTTAAAATAACTTTTTCCTCCTTTCCAATTACTTGCTCTTTTACCTAATCTTAATTTGGCATTTTCACTCATCTTTTTTCTAGTTTCTTTTGAAACAAATTTTCCCTTATTACCTAGTCCTATTTTTATTTTGGCTTCTTCTGTTTTTTTAAGCCCCTTATGTGATTTACCAATATTTTTACGCCACTCTTCTGAAAAGGATGGTCGTTTTTTACCCAACCAATATCCCTTTTGTCCTTTTAAAAAACCTTTAAATCCTTTCATAGACCAAATGTTTTTAAAATGTTCTTTTTTTCTGTTTCATAATAAAACTCCTTGCCCTTGAAAGGATGTTCCCAGATGGTTGAGATATTTGTGCTGTGGACAACAACACAATATCTTCCGTCTGGCATAACCACATTTTTAAAAATCTTGGCTATATCTTCGTGGCTACGATATGGTTCTAAATAATCAAAATGTTTCTGCGGGTCTAAGAAAACATCGGCTGGATACAAAATTGTATAAAATGGTGGATTAGTAGTTGGTATCCATTCTGCTAATTGGTCAGTTTCGGCATTATAAACATATCCTTTCTTATGAACTATTGCCGTTTTTTCCTTAAATTGAACTTTTTTAATACTTTCTGATACTTCTTGACTATACATATCATCAGAAGGAACAAGCCACTCTCTCACTACCTCGGCGTTCCCAACTATTTCTTTTAATTGGGGAAGTATTACTCTTAATCTTTCTAATAAATTATCTTTTGGATATTTGTCATCCCAAAATGGAATTCCGCCATAAGTGAATAAAAATCTATAACCAATACTTTTTAAATAATCTTCCAATTCTATGGTCAGGGGATTTGTCCTTTCTTCTTCCCGAAAACAAATCCAGTGGATAAAATCCTTATCTTCCTGATTTGACATTGACTTTAATGTATAATTTTTGAAAAGTTCTATTCTTTTTTTAAACCAGAAATCTCCTCTAAACCCTTGATATAGTCCCAGCCCCGTAAATGGGGTGAGAGCAAGTAATATCTCTTTATTCGGTGTCATATTTTGGAAGGTGGGCATAGTCAATGGGGCGAATCCACCATAACTCTTTATTCGGGTGCTTTGCATAAAAGTTCTGGTTTAGAAAACTCTTAAATTCTTTATTGTGGTCAGTTACATTGATAAATATAGTTTGGATTCCCTTTTCTTTAGCTATTTCATTTAATTTGTTTAATAAATCCGAGCCATAACCTTTCATTCTTTTATCTTTATCCACCCAAATATGATGTAGTATTATTCTTGTTGGCACTTCATAATCTCCTTCTATCAAGGTATATTTTAGATAACCGCCTTCATTTTTTAAAATTTCCATAAGATTATGTTTCCAAAAGATAACCAACCTTCATCTTTAAAATCATCTATCTTTATGGTCTCAATTTTTCCAAGTAATTCCTCATAGTCCCTGACCCAATGGTCTCTGACAAAATTTCCCAATTTAGTCATTCTATTATCGTGCCATTCAACCATAACTAATGCTTTTTTCACCACCCGTTTCATTTCGTTTATCACTTGTTCTATTTTTTCAGATGGAATATAGATTAGAACAGCATCGGTCATTACTATATCAAAACTTTTATCAGGATAAGGTAGACTTTCCGCCTGACCTACCTTGAAATCACCATTCAACTTATATTTACAAAAATCTATTGTCTCTTGGTTTATATCTATTCCTGCAATTTCTATTTTTGGAAACTCTTTTTGTATTCTTGAAAGTTCCACTCCACAACCACAACCAATATCTAAAATATTTTCAAACTCTATCTTTTTTAAAATCTTTATTAACTTATCAATGTGAGGATGCCTTTCTAATATTGGAAAATTAGATTCGCAAAGTGGATTTCTTTCTATCCAATCTTCTTCTGTCCTTGGATGTCTCATCTATAAAGAGTAGAAACTTCTACCCAAGGAAAATGATTTATTTTTTTCCGCCAAATTCTCATTCCTTTTATATTTGGTTGTTTTTGTTCTTTCAATTTTTTAAATAATTTAACCAATTCCACTCCATCTTTATATTGCCAAACTCCTTCGTAGGGAAGCCAAGCAATAGGATACTGTCCTAAAAGTAGGGATTTAATCACAACTTCAGATACTCCATCGTGTTTGTTCGGTCTAAAACCGCACTGATATTGCCTTATCTCTTCGTTCAGTTGCTCGTTTTTAACCAAGCCGTGATAAATCACATTCGGTATGATTTCCTCGTCTTTAGGGGCATCTACACCGTAAATATGGAAAGTAAATTCTGGAAACTCCTTGGCTATTTCTCTTGCTTCAGTAATCCCGTATTCATCATCTCTATTTGGGTGAGAACACATCCAAATATGCGGTTTGTCTGTCGGATTGAAAGAAATAGGAAATCGGTCAATGTCCTCTAAAAAAGAAGGAATAATCTTTGGTTTTATCCCCAGTTTATGTAAATTTTCCGCTTCAACTTCAGTCTCACAATAATGTTCTGTTTCTGGAAATAACCTTAATTTCCTTTGTTTTTCTGGGTCTTCTGTTGCCCTTAATATATCAGAACCGCACCAGAACACGGTTTTCTTGCCCGAATGATACCAGAAAGCCTCATAATCTTGGTCATTATAAAGTCCAAAAAATAAAACATCCTGTATGGAATCATCCCATCCCTTCCATTCTTCTAACCCCCATATTTCTTTTATCTTTTCTTTAAACCCGATTACCGCAAGTGAACAATAAAATTTTGGTTTATTTACTATTTGGTTTTCCATAATTTGGTGTTAGTTTATGGCAATCTTCACAAAGGGTTATTCCATTATCAATCGCAAATCTCAATTCGGGATATAAGGCGAAACCTTTGATATGGTGAGGGTGAAGGGTTTTTCCCCGTTTTTTACACTTTTGACAAGTCCAATTATCACGAGAAAAAACTGCCTCTCTCCATAAACGATATTCTATACTTTTTCTTATTATTTTATTTATAGTAGATAATCCACCTCTCCAATTTGAACCTTTTTCACCTTTCCTATTTTCACTTAACTTTATTCTTGACTCTGTTGATAATTTTCTTCCCTTACTTGCTAAAGATATTTTTTCTTTTGATTCTTTAGTGTGTTTTTTTCCAAAGAAAGGATTATTTATTCCCCTTTTTATTTTTCCATTACACTTTCGGCATCTTTTTGATGTATAACGACATAATAATTTTCCACAATCAATACAATTTGGATTCTCTTTTTTATATTTCATTATTTTGTTTTTTTTGCCATTTCTAATTTAATTTTACTAAACATATCTTTCATTCTTTTGGAATAAAGGAAATTCTCACGAACAAATTTCTTTCCCTGTTCAATTATTCTTAATCTTTCTTCTTCATTTTTAGGGTCAGTAAAATGGTCAACTATATCTTTTAATTCCTCTCTACTTTTATAGGAAATATAATGCTGTCCTGATATAAAACCTTCTTCTTTTAATCCCTCTAATCGGGGATGAACCAAGAATCCACTATAAGCCAAAGTTTTATAAATCCTGTCTTCCCAGTAAAAATCATCGGAGGGGAATCTTGGAGAAATGATTATCTTGGTTGAGGCACAAATATCAGCAAATTCCTTGCCTTCTTTCGGTTCAAAAACTTTGAATCGCCTTTTATATTCCTTTTTAAGATAAGAAACAAATTCTTCTCTTATCCCGAAAACATCACCAATAAAAGCAATATCTCCCTTTAATTCTTCTTTAATCTCGCCTTTTTCTGGTTCTTTATCGCCAATTCCCAAATGTAGAGGGAAAACATTTTCAATCACCTGCCGTCTTAACCAAGTATCATCGTTAATAAATCCATAATCAATTTTTGGAATTATTTGTCCCATCCAAGTTCCACTTAATCCCCAAACCTTATCGGTAAAAAAGAATATCTTAACGCACTTCATTTCTTGTAATAATCTTCCAAATCCTTCTAAGGAAAACATAAACTCAAGATTATTGGTAGTTAAAACTCCGCCAGTTCTAAAGATGAAGAAATCAGACTTATTGGCATCGGTAATAAGTTTATTCAGTTCTTCTGGTTTCATTGTCAATAATGTTCTTTCATCATAGGAAATGACCTTGCCTAATTTTTTAAGAGCTGTCTCAATATTCACATCCAGTTCTGAAACACTATTTAGTTTTGGGTCAATCTGACCCCAGTAGATAATTTTCATTATTTTTTGTGCGAAGTTCATTCCCTTACGTGGTGGAGTATTCTCCGTAAGGTAAATACTCCACGAACGAACAATCACAAGTTGTTTTTAGACTCCAGAGTAAATTTTTACTCCAGCAGTTGCACTTCTCAATACGATTCCATAGACAATCTCGGCAATAATTCTTATGTGCAAATCTTCACTATCCTTTACCTTTAAGGTAACTCCATTAGTTGTTCCACCAGGAAGATTTCCGATAGCATAACAGAAGGCTTTTCTGTGGACTAACAGGTTTCTGTAAGCCACAGACGCTGATAATGCTTTGGGAATCTGGGTGGTAAGAACAATTGGGATTCCATAAAGTTGTCTTAACGTTCCATTTGGCAGAACTGGAACTCCGTATTGAGCAGCTTGGATAAATTTGTCCACTCTGCCGATACCTTTCCAGTAAGCTGTTGGATGGAAAATAAAGAGCAAGTCTTCGTGGGGTAAGTTGTAAGAATCAGCCACTCTCATAGCGGCTTCCAAAGTAGTTGCGTAGATGACTGTTGAGCCACCTACTGCAGGGGTCAATGATGCACCTAATGCCAGAATGTCAGTATCCATTTTTCTTGCCAATGGTTCTGACTGGTTCTGGGCATAAATGTCCATTAACCTATACTTATTTGAAACCTGCGTCATTTGGAAGTCGGATATGATTCGTGCATTTCCATACCATTTGTTGATATCCAACCTAACTACTGTGTCGGCAATGGTCGTATCGATCATCGCACCAGTAGTGGTTGTAATAGCAGTGGCAGGGAACACATCACCTAATTTAGGGATTACCAAGGTTTGAGCACCTTCCGCCACATCGGCGGTAAAATCCTCAAAAAATGGTGCAGCAATTAATGCCGCCCTAAAATAGTTGTCATACCTTGGACTCCATAGAGTCAATTTTGTTACTCCCCATTAAGGGTGGGAAAACCTCTTCGGATTTTCCTCCCATAGTTTCTTTTCCTATGGGTTCAGACTGTCGCATACCCATTTCTGGGTTCACCTCGCTCAGTCGTTTAGGCTGCAGTGGTTTACCTTTTTTATTCAATAATACTAACTGCTGATATAATTCTTCTCTCTTGATAAAAATTTCATCTTTTATTTCTCTATGAAATCTTCCTCTTCTTCCTGGTTTATAATTATCAATCAGTTTGTAAGAAGAATCTTCAAATGTCTTAATCATCTGCTTCATTATTTCTGCCTGCTTTTTTTTAACTTTTAGATAAGGATAAATCTTATCTAAAAATCTTTTAACGGTATTAGATTCTCTTATTGTCCAGCAATAACAATCTTTCCAAGGATATGGTCTTTTTAAATAAGTCGCATATCCTCCAAAACTATCTTTTAACCAGAAAATTATATCCTTATCGGTCATTGCTATTCTTATTCTCGCATTATGACCAATTTGTTTTTTATTCTGCGGTTTTGTTACCCTGGATATTCCGATACTTCCTTCTCCGTCTATCAAACCAGCCACATAAGCAGCAGTTAATTTAGACATTATTGACATTTTAAGTGTGCAAACCTTGCTTGCCCGATGTTGACAATTTCAGTCTCCATCTCAATCAGAGGTGATTTAGTCAACCCAATTCTATGTTTAGGTTGAAACCAATCGTATTCTGTTCCTCTTGTTGTAGGCATTTATATTTTAAATCCCCCCACCTTCCGATTTCATTCTCATTTTTTTCTCCATTTCATCAACGAATTTCCTGTGTTCATCCTTGGTCATCTTGGCGATGTCCTGAGGAGTTTTTTCACCTGAAATTCCTGATGGAGAGGAAGGGGTTGGGACTTTTTGTTCCTTTGCGACCTTGTCCCTCATTCCTTGAATTGCAATTTGTGTCCATTTGTCTTCTTCGGCTTTTTTAATAGCCTCAAAAGAACTTGACCCAGCCCTGCTTAATATAAATTCTGACTCTTCGTCATTATATTTATTAAGCACCTTGGAAATCTTTACTGTTTCCATCGGGTCAAATGATTTTGGAGTTCCGACTTGGGGTTCGGATTTCTCCTTTTCTACCCTAAGGTCTTCATATTTTTTTCTGAAGTGTTCCTTTTGGGCTAACGCAGATTGCAGTTCTTTTGATTTTTCCTCTTCAGTTTTCTCTGTTGGAGTTTCTGGGGTCTTCATCCCCGTTTCGTTTTTAAGTGTGTCGTTCACTATTTCTTCTTTTTCCATTTTTACATCTTTTGTGATGCTTTGATTCGCTTTTTTATAAAGGAGTTTTCTTCCCCTTAAACGACCTTCTTTTTATAAGTTCCATATCTTTGTTGTTTTATTATGTTATTGGTCAAATTCCTAACCCAACCCTTTCCAGAACTATCTATAATCCCTTTTCTGTTAAAAGAATGTTCCGCCCCCCATTTGTGGAATCTTGGTCTTTCTATTTTTTTAGATAATACTTTATTTTGTCTTGTTGGATTCATAATCTTTTTTATATTGTTCTATTGTTTTTATAAAATGGGCAGGGTTTCCACCCCAAACTTCATTACTTGGGATGTTCTTAGTTACTACAGAACCAGCACCAACTATAACATTATCTCCGATTGTCACTCCCATCAGAATTATTGATTTGATTCCTATAAAAACATTATTCCCTATCTTTACTTTCCCAAATTTAGTTGGTAATCCAACAACTTGTGCTGAAGCATCGTGAACCAAAATATGTGTTCCCTCACAAACCACTGATTTTTCTCCAATTTCAATTTTTCCATCTGGATTTTTATCAAGAAAACAATTCCTTGCTATATAAACACTATCAGGAAATTCAATTCCATAACTTCTTAAAATTTTCTTATCCGTTTCATTGCACCAATAATCCACTATATTCCTGTATCTTTTACTTTTTTAACTCTTTTTTTGCTGAAAATCTTAACTGTTTCAAGCCAACGCATAAGTTCCACCGCCAAATCAGAAATCTTTTGTTTTTCCTCTGACGGAGCAAAAATAACTTCTTCTTTCAATTCATCAATCCTCTTCTTAAATAAAGAAGATAATACCCCTTGGTTATTTTTTATAAAAGCCACCTCATATTTATCAAGTTTTATCATAGTGTTTGTGTTGCTATCGCTGGCGTTGGGGTTATTATTGGATTTATTGGTCTGGCTATTGAACCTCCTAATTTGGGTTGCTGTATCATACTTTCTAATCCTATTTCCTCTTCCTCTATTTCAAAATCAGTTGGTGAAAATCCCGCCAAATCTATCAAGGCATAAAATACTTTCTTTGTTCTTGGGTCAGTCATTACTGTAGGATTAGAACCGAGTATCTGAAGCATTGTCTGCAATGTGGTCATTCTTGAAGCAACATCAATTTGCTCGTTGGTCAAGATAATATCAATCTTATAGGCAATGTCTTTATAAACATTTTTCGGAATTATCAAGCTCTTTTCTCCCTTAACTGTTCCAATGGCCAACGCTTTCAAGGTTTCCATTTGTTGCTGGTCAGGAAAATCATTTTTCTTTAGGAAATAATTTACAACAATCTTATTCAGTTTATAAGTAATATTCATTTTCCTTAATTTTCGTAATTCATCTGCGGAAAACTCATCCAACATAATGTTATGTTTGGCACTTCTATTTTTCTGAAAATCGGGAATAACCCAATCATCTAAAATCTCTTTCAAAAACATTCCTAAATCTTCTCGTTTTAGGTCATAGAATTGGGTAGCCATTTGGGTCTGTAATATACTTGTTCCCAATGGAGTTCCTGCAGGTGGTCTTTCGCCAGATAATTGGTTATAAGAAAATGTTAAATCTTGGATATTTCTGTCCCACTTAGTATCTCCTTCTCTTAATGCCCCAAGATTTCGTTCCTCTACTGCAATCGGAGTTATCTCTGAATTGATTTGCATTACATCGCCATCATCAATCTCATTAACAAGATTCTTGGAAACCGTAGTATCCCTTGTCTGATAAATATGTTTTGATGTCCAACGATAACCAGACCTTAATATGTTTTCATTCTGGTTCTTGGCTATCTGGGCTTCAAACAATCTTTCCACTTGCCCCCGACCTAATGCCCTACCTGAAATTTCATCCCATTTTACTTCTTTGTATAAATTATCCCTATCCATATTCCCATAATAAAGTATGTCTTCGTTAGAGGCGTTTTGCGGGATTATGAAATAGTTATAATCCTTGGAACACTCGCAATCTCCCTGAAGTTCAAAAACAGGGACTTTTCTGTTTTCGTCTGAATATTTTTCAATGGCTGTTTCAATCGCTTTCTTATCCCAAGGTTGTTTTCTTAGTTCGGCAAAAGACATATCGTGCTTTTCCACCACTAAATCAGAATCAAGAATCCTTTTGGCATCCTGTTGGAAATATAGATTCTCTAATGGCACACGATATACTGAATTCTTGGCTTTCTTTACTATCAAATGCCCATATTTGGGAAAGTTGTAGGTAAATTCGTTCAATAACTGCCCAAATACCTTTCCGTCCCTGTTTTTTACTGTCTTCATCCAAATCTTCAAATCTCTACTCATTATCCAAGCAGTATAATAATCTTGGTCATTTTCGGCAATAATTTTGATATCTTTAGTGTCAAAATCTATCATTTTGGCGGCAATCTCTGTAGGATTCAAAACTATATTATAAAATGCTTTTTTATAACCAGTAGAATCCATATCTCCATCCCGATATTTGGAAATCCAATAGAAATCTATCAGATTTATGACATCCTTTGTCGTCCTTGCATAGCTTGGATTACAATCCAAACCATCGGAAGTAAAAGCATCTATTGTGTGTGATATTTCTCCCCAAATATTCATATTATTTTTTCTTTTTAACGTATCCAGCATACGACTTTCTACCCTTAAAACAGATATGAATATATTTTCCTCCGCTTAAGGATTTTGTTCTGACTCTTCCGCCAGATTTTACGCACCTGTCAAAACTTTTTGGCATATAATTTATTTATTAATTTAATAGATTTTAAAGCCTCGTTTGGACTTAGACCTTTACCGTTTACCAAGTCCCGATAAACAAACTTATGTAAATTCTCGGAACTTGATAAATTGTATATTTTATTGTTGACCGTGAGGGTTCTTTTTTGTTTATCTTTTGGGGCGTTGGTAGTTATTTCAAATCGGCACTGGTAATTATCTCCCCAAAAAGCACCACTTGCCTTTCCAGCCTCAACTATTGAAGCAAATATTTCAGTTGGTTCTCCAAATTTATTTATAATAAGGTCAAAATAATGAATACCTATATTTGTAAGAAGTCCGCCTGATTCTTTGGGGCTTCCTTTCCAACTTTTATAATAATCCTCGTCTCGGTGGACATTTATATCTAATCTGATGTCGTTGTTATCTTCAACCACTATTTCTTTTAAAATAGGCAAGTATCTCAGTTGTAAAACAGTATAGATATGCTTTTGCTGGACTCTTTCCACATCTGATAATATTTCACACTGACCAGGATGTAAAACCAAAGGCTTTTCGCATAAAACATTCTTTCCCGCATTAACCGCCCCAACAATCATTTCATAGTGTAGATTATTGGGGGTAAGAATTACTACCCAGTTGGCTTTGGTTCTTTTGACAACTCTTCTCCAGTCGCTTTCTTTTTCAGCTATATCGATTATCTTTCCCCCCACCGAATCAATCGCTTCCTTGTGTTTGGGGAATATGAAGCCCTGACCTAACACGCAAAAACTATTTGTATTTTCTTCCGCAGATTTTGCAGTCGGCATAAACATTATCTATTTTATTGCCGCATTCACAGATACAACCAATTATTCTTGCTGGATTGCCAACCACCGTTGTGTTTGCTGGCACACTTGCTGTTACAACCGCTCCAGCTCCAACCATTGACCATTCTCCTATTGTCAATCCGCATAAATTTGTGGCATTTGCTCCTATTGTTGCACCCCTTTTTACTATTGTTGTTTTCCATTCTCCGTGTTCTGGAAACTTCTTTTTGGGAAAACAAGCTCTTGGGTTAATATCATTCGTAAAGACCACACTTGGGGCTACAAAAACATCATCTTCTATTATCACCCTGTCCCAAACATCAACATTTGAACCTATCTTCACATTATTCCCAATCCTTGAACCATTACTGATAAAACAATTATGCCCAATACTTACATTATCCCCGATTTCAGTATCATCTTGGATTTGAGTATTGTGCCAAACTTTAAGATTTTTTCTCATACATTACTTACTCCTGCCACTTTTTTAACTGAAGCAATTACTACTCCTGATATTTTTTTAAGTGATGATTGGGCTACTCCTGTTAATTTTTTAATTTGGGATACTGCATAAGGATTTTCAGCAATATAATCAATATATTGAGTAACAGCACCGCCATTACCAATAAATTCAATATTGACTATATCGGGGTCTTGGGCGGAATAATGCTGATTCATATAACTTGTCCACCCTTCATTGTCAAATTGGTATCGTATAGTATTATCTCCGAGCCATTGCATCGATAAATAGTGCCAAACATTTGCGGTAAAATTATTGGATAATGTCTGATAAGAACCAGATGCGTCAGTATAATAAACAGTAGTTCCAGTAATTTTTATTATTCCTAAATCGTGAATATCGTAATATATTCCAGTCCTAAACCAGTCAAAATTTGTATTGTTGGCTTGGAAATATATAACATAAGTTCCAGCGACTGTAACACTTCCTGTTTTTGTAATAGTCCAATCATTCGTATCGGCTAATGTTGCACTTACGGCTTTCGCCCCTTCCACCACTGTTGTTCCCTCAACTTGTGGGTTAGTGTCGCCAGTCCAGCTTCCTTGTCCACTTAGGTTTCCATTAGCATAAGAATTAAAATCATCTGTAAGTAATGCCATTATCCTATAACTTTATAAGTAAAATTATTTAAAGAAGTTTCCGTTATCAATAAAAGTTTAGCCGAATTGTCGGGCATATAAACCTGAACCGTTGCCTTTCCTAAGTCTTGGTTGATGTCTTTTATCACCCCGAACTGAATTGTATTGTCGGTGATTTTGGAATTGATAAACGCCTGAAGTCTTGCCCCGAATGGCGTTATCTTCGGTTCTCCGTTTTTCCAGTAATAGTCAGTCCCGTCAAAAATCACCAAAACATTGTTGTCCCATTTGGAATCACTAACTCCGTCCATCACTGAAATCATATAGACCTGAAATCCCAGAACCTTGTAGTTCTCATTAAAGGGCAAATCGGTTATATCTCTCCATTTGGTTTCATCAGCTACCATCGGGAACTTATTTGCTAATGCTGTTTTTAGTTGTGTTTTTGTCATTTTAGTTTTTTAATTCTTTAGACCTTTATGTATGTTCAACTGCTACAAGAGAAGGATTAAAAAATATACAATCATCTGTCAATGCCCAACCAACTGGTTGAATAACATCATCTGTATTTGATGGGGCTGTCTGGGTTAAAGTTCCAGCTACTATTGAAATATAGATTAGATTTGCTGACCCTGTTCCAAGTGTCCAATTCCAAGCATCGTGTCTCATTACTCCTATAAAAAGGACTTTCTTGCTACCAGTTCCAGTTTCAAGTGCAAGAACTATTGCTCCGCAATTCGCTATAGCATCAGCGTCTGCGTCATCATAATGTCCGTCTGCTGCTAAGGCGAGAGGAGAACCTATCCCATTAGTGTTAGTATCAACCGTTACTGTCCCTATCAAACCACAAGCTGTTTCATTTGCTCCAGGTTCTATATTGAACGCTATATTCTTAGAGTTCATATCAAGTTCACCGCCAAGTTGAGGAGTCGTATCTTCAGCTAAATTAGCCATTAAAGTTCCTGTTGTCGGTAAAGTTACATTAGTTGCACCAGTAGTTCCCAAGGTTAAAGCATTTGTGGCGGTAAATGTTATTACCTCACCGCCAGCCAAAGTAATAGAATTAGTTGCTATCGTAACACTGTCAGAAATAGTAAGTGTTTTTGTAGTAACTGTAACCACTAAACCATTTACTGTTGTATGTATATGCCCTGGGTCAGTAGAAGAAGTGCTTTTAACTAAATAATCTAAAGATGTAGCCACTGCAGAACCATCTATTCCTATTTTTGTTTCAAGAGCATTTGCCCAAGAAGATACTATCGTATCACCAACCACATAACTACTTAATGTTGTAGGAAATGCCATATTTTTTAATGTTTAGTTTCATCCGTATAAGCTGATGTATTTTTTGTTTGGTCAGCCCAAACAGGAGTAACAATATTGCCAAAAATATCAATATCAAATTTGGCTACATCAAATATTGCTCCACCAAAAACAGCGTTTTTATTCTGGTTATAATAACTACTTGTATTTTTTGTTTGGTCAGCCCAAGCCATTTTTATGTATATTCGTCTACTAAAATACAACCTGCCCCGCCTTGATTCAAATAAACATCACTATTCTGGGTATGGTCTAATGAATTAGAATGGTCTAATGAATTGCTGTGCTTTTTTGAAATAGCATCAGAAATGTCTGAATCGGCTTTTACTGTTGCTAATGATGTGTGTGTCGGCATATTTATATTGAGGTTGTAACTAACAAACCAGCATTATTAATTGTTATTCTCCACCTTGAAGAATCAGGAGCAGTGATTATAACTCCTTTTGTCGTGTCAGTTATTTCTATATCGGCGTTTCCGATGTATGGAACATAAGAAGGTTTATCTGCTATCCAAATCGGGTCTGTTTCTGCAGTTATTCCTCCACTACTACTTCCTCCACCACCAATAAAAACTAATCTTCCAATCTGTTGGTCGATAGATTGAACTTTTAAATTATATTCCCTTAAAAGATTCTGGAAATCTGTTTCAATTCTGTTTTCAAAAGTCAGAATCTTTCCCTCCAGTTCTTTTATTTTGGGACTTTCTTTTTGGACTTTCGGTAATTCAATCTGTTTTTTTATTTGTCCTAAATCTTTTTTTACTTCATCAACTATTTCTTTATAAGAATCAAAATCATTTTTAAGGTCAAAAATAAGTTCTGACAAATTCCCGATTACTTCCTCTTTTATATGAATTGAATCAATATGCGTTGCAAAATTCTTTTCCAAAGGTTTAATATCGGGAATCTTTTTTTCTACATTGTCAATCTTCTCTTCCAATAATTTTTCTAAATAGCCAATTTTTTTTTCAGCCTCGGAAAACTTTTCCTCTAAAGAAGCAATCTCGTTTTTTATTTTCTGCTCTTCCTCAGCCTTCTGTAATTCCTTTTGGTATTTTTTTTCTTTCTCCGCATTTTCAAAACTTGCATACTCCGCAACGGTGTGTCCCAGTTTTATAATTAGGCTATTCTTAACTTCTTCAAATATCTTTTGAGTTTCTGAAGAGGTGATATCAATTCCTTCTTGGAAGATTTCTGTTTCAACTTCTTTAAGGGCTTTATCAATGTTTTTTTTGATTTTTTTAAATTCATTGAAATCCATTTTAAATATAGTTTGTTTTTGGTTTATTTCTTTTAACCGCCAAAAATTTCTCTTGTAGTGCGGTGAGAGGTCTTACCCTGCCAGTCAATCCCCAAACTGCAAGTGCCAGACTCATCACACAATCATCGTGTTGCCCTTCTGGGGCTCTGTAAATAACATTTCCCGCATCGCTTAACTGGTATCCGAATGATTCCAATTCATCTGTCCAAATTGGATTCGGTGGTATGAAAACATTTTTCTGTTCTATAAAGATGCTGAGTTTTTCAACAAGTTCTTTCTTGCTTTTGTTAGTAAATTTGAAATCATCAACAAAAAGTCCCTGTCTTTCCAAATCTTCCTTGATGGGTTCTCCAACAACAGTTGAATCAACAATAATGCGAGCATTGTTATACCTTGTTGCTGTTGCAGTAATTCTTGATTTTTGGAACGGGTAATCAATTTTGTTGAACCTGTCTTGGAATACGACATTATTATTATATTTGTCAATCACGGTTATTGCCGTGAAATCTTCGTGCTTTCCCAAATCCACTCCCATAACATAGAAATGGAGCGGGATTACATCTTTTAAACAATCATCTTTAATAATTTCCCGCACTCCCCTAAAAACGCTGGCGGCATCATCTAAAAATTCTGCCATAAATTCCTGTTTAAAAACCTGTTCTGGCATTAAACTCCTTGCTCTTTCCCATTCATCTTTCGGAAATGACGGTCTATCGTTTGTTTTAAATTGGAACGCACCGCCAGTCCCTTTGCACTCAAGCCATTTATGGTAAAACCAATTTTTCCCAAAAGGGGTTGAAATGAAAATTGTTTTTCCTTTGGAACTCGTTGTTGTCGGATACAGGTATCTTTCGTAAATATTTTTTGAAATTATCGCCGCCTCATCAACAATCAGAAGATTAACTTCTTCTCCCAATAAATCAGTGGGATTTTCTGCGGAACGGCATTGAACCAAAGAACCATTAGCCAATCTGATTTGGGGAAAAGGTCTTGATGATATGCCCGCTTTCTGCGAAGGAAGTATTTTTGTAATCCAGATAACAAGCCAATGAAATACTTTATCAGTCAGATTGTAGGTCGGGGCAACAATCCATATCATCACTTTCTTTCCTTTCAGTAATTCCCTTAAAATGATGTAGGCACATATCTTGGACTTTCCCCATCGCCTGCCCGCACAGACGGAGATATCCCTTGCCTCGCAGTTTGCTATCAATTCCTGACCGCCTTCGGGATGAAAGTCAATATCATCCTGAAGTTTTTTTTCATTCATCGTATTTTTTAAGTTCCTCTTCAAACTGGGTAATCTTCAGTTTTCCTGCAGGATAGCGGTCTTTAAGTTTCATAATCTCTTTTCCCGCCTCCATTGAAACCCGCCTGTCTTCCTCACTTAATGCCCACTCATACCACTTGTTAAGTATCTGGGAATCATCAATCTTTGCCAAAAGTTGCTGAAATCCTTGGCTATTTATAATTCTTGATGGCTGAAGGCAAATCTTCCCATAACCAGATTCAGTCAATATCAAGCCGAGAGACTTGGGACATCCCTCTTCCATATTTTTAAGCATTTTCTTAAATGCGAGTTGTTGTTTTTGTGTTGCCATAAATTAGCCCAAAACCACGATAAAATATCGTGGAAAACCTAAATTTAATATGGGCTTGTTTTTTTTCTACCAATAATTTTCTTCTCTTGTTTCTTTGGTATAAGTATCAGCCTCAAGTCCTTTCTCTTTTAATTCATCTAATGAAATTGTATCTTCTTGGTCTAAAATATCGTAAGAAGGGTGTTTAAGAATGTCTTTAATTTTATTTGCCATTACTCTAAATGCCCAAGTTCTAAAGGCGGATTTTTCTGGATTAAAGGTATCAAACTTATTCATCAGGTGAATCCTTAATTCCTGAGCCAAATCTTCCCAAGTTATTCCTCTCTTTTCTAATTCGGGATACATAGCAAAAGTATTTTTTGCCCTTTTTACAATATCTATCTCTATTGTTTTTAGATTTTCTTCAAACATCTCTCTACTATCTATATACGATTTTTTCGAGGCAAAAGTACTCATTCGCTTCCTAATTCGTTGTATTTCATTCTTAATACTTTGTTCCTTCATCCCCAATTCTTTCCCTATATCCTTATAGGAATAACCCTCAGCTCTTAATTTAATTATCTGTTGTTGTCTTGGAGTCAACTTCTCCATTATTTGTTCTATTTCCATAATAAAAAACCCTTAGTTAATTTATTAACATTAAGGGTTAGCCTCGTAAGGCTAATGTCTTAGATAACCTCGTAAGATTACCTAAACCTTATTTTCTTTCCTATACTCTTTGTAATACTTCCACTCTATTTCACCGTCCACAATCCACTCAATCTTGCACTTATCGCAATAATGCCTGTATTGCCCAATCTCTGTGGGCTTGTTCATCATCTTGCCACAATCAGGACAATTAATAGGTGGTATTCGATAGTCCATAATAACTTGTCTTTTTTAAGATTATTTTGTGAGGGGACTATATCACTATCACGCTAGCAACGACTCGCCTCTCCCCTCCCCGTTAATTTATATTTGTTCGGGATTTATGTCGCTTAATGGTTATTGTGCGACCCCTCCCGAATAAACGGCTTGGCTTGGCTTTTCTAATATGTGTACGTGATACGAGTATAGGTTTTAGCCCTTAAAATAAACTAAAAATGAAATCAGAAATGAAATCAAAATCGAATTACTTACTTATAAAAGGGTCTTTATTCTCTGCCCGTTTTTTTCTAACTCTTTCTAAATTTTTATTATTGCCCGCAGATATTGGTTATCTTAATTCATTATATTGATTTGTCTTCTAAAAGAGCCCATTTTTCTTTTAAGAGTTGTTATTGAAATGCCCATTTTTAAAGCTATTTCCTTCTGTTTGTAGCCCGCAATTTTCAATTCGAGAATGGTTTTAATATCAGGCGGGCATTTTGATAAAAAAAAATCAGCGTTTAATTCGCTGTCTAATTGGTTTATAAAATCGTTATTATCGCTTAGCTCGGTACTATCAAGCGGTATTAAAATAATCTTTTTTGAATCTTTCATTAAGCATACTCTTTGGTCTCTTTTTTTTCTTCCTCTTTCTTGTCTCGCCGCTTTATCAGTTCAGCATACTTTTCTTGGAGCTTCTGGCTATCCACCGACCATTCGGCTATAACAGCAAGCATCTTTTGAAAGGTTTTTTCTTTTAAATCGTTGAATTGCTGGGTTAAATCAGCGATTCTTTCTTCGTAGTAGTTCATTTTTTTAAATTATTTTTAACTTCCGCCGCAAATCTTTCTGCGACTGGAAACGAACCTTTATGATAGCCTAAAAACTTAAATGCAGACTGGAGATGTAGAGGTTTGGGGTAGTATTTATCCTCTTCGTAGGTGAAACCTCCTTTTAAGCCCGAAAAATACCTTAACTTAACCCTTAAAATTGCCGACTGTATCTCATCTAACCTTGAGTTATGCCCGATTATCAGATTGTTATATTTATCCGTTGGAGACGAACCGTGATTTCTTAACAGTTTGATATTATCGGCTATTTTTTCATTATTAGTTATTACCATTCCGCCATCACCATAAGCCCCCAAAATTTTGGTCGGATAGAAACTGAAACAAGCACAATGTCCTTGCCCGACTCCCTTTGTTCCGAAAGCCTGGGCGGCATCTTCAATAATTTTTACACCAAATAAATAAGTAAGGATTTTAAGGTTTTCCATATCCGCCAATTTGCCGAACAGATGGACTGGAATTATAGCTTTAGTTTTGTGATTAACTTTTATTTTAGAAGCATCAATATTTTTAGTTTTATCAATATCTACAAAAACTGGTTTTGCCCCATAATTAACAATCGCTTCGGCTGTAGCGATAAAAGTAAAAGGGGTGGTGATAACTTCGTCTCCTGCCCCAATTCCTAACGCCTGAAGCGATAATAGGAGGGCATCTGTTCCTGATGCTACTCCTACTGCATATTTAACCCCGCAAAACGAGGCAACTTCGGCTTCTAAAGCCTTTAATTCTTCACCTAAGATAAATTTCCCACGTTCCATTACCTTCAAAACCGCTTCTTTGATTTCTTCTTTTATAAATTGGTCTCTTTCAATGGGTGTTTTCATTTAAGGATTTAAGTTGATTTGAATACCATTGTTTAGTTTTGAAAGAGGGCTTGGGTTTTTCGTAAGCCCGTTTTTTTAAATCTTCGTGCCATTTTTTACCCCGCCGCTCAATAATAATATCAGTAATCTTTTTTGGGTCTTGGTGGTGCAAAATAAAATGGCATTTTTTACAAAGGGTAATAGCATTGTTATCGTCATATCTTAAATGCCCGAAACCTGACTTATAATAAAAGTGATGAACCTGTAATCCTTCGGAACAGCCACAAACCTCACAATTTTCTTCACAATGTTTTTCAAACCACGCCTTATCGCACTCCCTCTTTAACTCTTTTTTAATATCTTTTTTCTTTCCCCCGATTTTCATTTTTGTTTATCCGCCAAAAGTTCGGCTTTTAATGGGTCGGTATCTATCTCGTAATAAAGATTCATTGGATAAACCTGTCCTTCCCCGATATTATCAACGAAATCTTTGGCAGTTTGTTTGTTCCAAAAAATCGGCAACTTCTCGCTTTCTAAAAGGATATTTCCTCTTTCGTTGAAAACCGCATAAACTTTGATGTATTTACTCTTTTTCATAAATACCTTTTTTATTATTTTAATTTAATTTTTGCCCCGTCAATTTCATAAGTTGTTTGCTCATTTCCTCTGTTGTTATTTTTCCCATTAATCCAAGATAAACAATGTTTTTTATTTCATCTTTAATATCTCTCTCCGCCCACTTCTCCCTCTCCTCGGATAGGATTTTATTTATTATTTCTTTTAATGCCCGAAATTGCTCATACTCTAACTTAACGCTGTTGGTGATTTGCCATTCCCCGATTTTTGATTCTATGTCCATATATTTATTTAGTTTAGTTTTTAATTTTTATCTTTACCCGCCAAATTGTTAAAACTTACTATCATTAAGGGTTTAATATAACCCACCTTCCCCGCTTTTATTTCTTCATAAGTCCCATCTTCATTGCCGAAATTAAATCCCCGTTTTGGCTTCTCTAAAAACTCAATATGGCATTTCGGATTATTGTAAATATACTTATGAAAATATCTTGTATGGGTTGAGGCGGGTAAAAGCATAATCGTTATACATTTGCTTTCGTATGCTTTTTTAACGAAATCTCCTATGTGCATATCAAACATT